AAGGGAATGAAATCCTGCATCGCTTTTATTCTAACACCCCTAAGCTACGAATCCTCATGGAGAAGGTGGCGAAAGTGGCGAGCGAAGGGTATGTACCGGGCTTGGACGGTAGAAGAATATTGGTGCGTTCAGAACATGCCGCACTTAATTCCCTACTACAAGGGTGTGGGGCTATCATTGCAAAGCAGTGGTGTATTGAAGCGCATAAAACCCTACGGCAAAAAGGACTACCTGTACAGCAGGTTGCATTTGTCCACGACGAAATACAAGTTGAAACAGCGGAGAGATATGGTGAAGACGTTGCACAGATCATGTGCGAATCGGCCTCACAAGCCGGGATTACCATGGGCTTTCGATGCCCAGTAGATGCCGAAGCAAAAATCGGTAAAAATTGGTTTGAAACTCATTAAGAGTATGTTATAATATTGTTTTAGTCACCACTAAGGAGAATGACTATGAATGACACACAGCGTGTTAAGATCAAAGCCGATGTCATGTGGGCTTATTTAGATCGTCGTAACGAGATGTCGAACAAGTATCAGATCGACCTCTGCAATCTCTCAGACGGTGCTGTTTCTGCCCTAGAATCTATGGGGCTGACAGTCGGTCAAAAAGAAGGCAAGGGTTACTTTGTAACCTGTAAGTCCAACAATCCTATCCGTGCTTACGATAGCTCTGGTGAAGAGTTGGATGGTGTCGGTATCGGTAACGGTTCTCAAGCCGTTGCTTTGGTTGGTTTCTATGATTGGAACTGGAAGAATAAGGCCGGTCGTAGCCCTTCTCTTCAGAAGCTGGTTATCTCCGAACTTGTTTCGTTCGAAGGCGATGCAGGTGATGTATCTGTATCTGTTGACGACGACGAGCTGTTATAATGAACCATGCCCTTATCGATGCAGATATTCTGAACTATCGCATTGGGTTTGCCTGCAACAATGAAACTGAAGGTGTCGCCATCAGAACGATGGCACACTTCTTAGAGGATATGTTGCTGGTCGATTTACCGAAAGTCCAGACATGGGAGCTTCATCTCACAGGGAAGAAGAACTTCCGTAATGACATTGCTGTCACTGTACCGTATAAGGGCAACCGTAAAGGCACAGATAAGCCTGTCCACTATCATCTGTTACGGGAATACCTTGTAGACGCTTGGTCGGCCACTGTGTCGGACGGTATCGAAGCAGATGATGCATTGGCAATCCGGGCGACAGAGCTAGGAGACACTAGCGTGATCGTGAGCCTTGATAAAGATCTCGATCAAGTCCCCGGATGGCATTATAATTTTACGAAGAAGGAGCTGTACCACATTGATCCTGTTGAGGGTCTGTTTAGATTCTATAAGCAGATGCTCACAGGTGACCGTGTGGATAATATTAAGGGTGTTAGAGGCATCGGTGAGGTTAAAGCCGAAAAGCTTTTAACTGACAAGAGCGAACAGGAGATGTGGGATATCTGCGTTGAACTGTTGGGTTATGATAGAGCTGTTGAGAACGGACATTTGTTGTACATGTTGAGAAAGAATGATGACGTATTTCAACCGCCGCAACTTTGTTGCGAAACACAATGACAGGTTCAACAAACCGAAAGTCTTCAAAGACCGTAAAAAAGCCTACAAGAAAGGCGAACGCAGGCATAAAAACTCAGTCTGCGAAGGCGAAAGGTCGTAGGTTGCAACAGACTGTTAGAGACTCGATACTCAACGCTTTCCCTAATTTAGAGACTGATGATGTACGTAGTACCTCTATGGGGGCTGGAGGAGAGGATGTCCAGTTATCACCGGCGGCAAGGAAGCTGTTTCCCTACACTGTTGAATGTAAGAATTTAGCAAAGATTGCAGTCTATAATTATTATGTCCAAGCAACTGGACACAATGACTACGAACCTCTTGTAGTTATCAAGCAAGACAGATCAAAGCCATTGGCTGTCGTAGATTTAGAACACTTTATGGAGCTTGTAAAGAAATGATTGATTTGCATGAGATGGCTAAGGAGTTTGATTGTAACTTTGCTAGAGATCATCAAGTTGCTGGCGAGCATTACACATCGAAGTCAATACAACCTTGGGACTTTATGCAGGCTGTGATGTCTGAAGAACAGTTCGAAGGCTACATTCGTGGTAACATTATCAAATACATAGCCCGATATCCTGATAAGGGTGGTAAGATCGATGTTGAAAAAGCCCGTCATTATATTGACAAACTGCTTGAGTTACTGTAGAATGGACGGTTCCGCTTTATGCTGACGATTGAAGAACTGAAAGAAAAACTGATGCAGGTTGAAGAGGTCACTCTGATAGAACTTCTTGATCTAAAGTCAGAAGACATCGTCAACCGTTGCGGTGACTTAATTGAAGAACAATACGAAACTCTGGAGAGCCAATTCGATGACAACACATCTTGGGATAACGATTGATTATGAAAGAGACCTTAGACTCAGTGATCAAGCAATTAAACTCATGCAGGACTACTATATGCTTGAGCATGAAAACAGTCCTCAGCAAGCCTTTGCACGTGCTTCAGTGGCTTACTGCGATGGTGACCTCGACTTTGCACAGCGTATTTATGACTATGCTTCGAAAGGTTGGTTTATGTTTGCGTCACCTGTGTTGTCAAACGCACCTGAACATGGCAGAAACAATTGGGGCTTGCCTATTAGTTGTTTCCTTACTTACGTGGGGGACAATCTTAATAGCCTTATTGAGCATAATGGTGAAGTAGCATGGCTTTCCGTCAAAGGTGGAGGTGTCGGAGGGCATTGGGGTGATGTCCGGGGAATCAGCGATAAAGCTCCCGGTCCTATCCCATTTATGAAAGTGATAGACGCTCAGATGACTGCGTACAAACAGGGGAAGACACGGAAAGGAAGCTATGCCGCTTACTTAGATGTGAGTCACCCTGACATCGAAGAGTTTATTAGTTTTAAAGTACCGACTGGTGGAGACATCAATCGGAAATGTTTTAATTTGTTTAACGCTGTGAACATCACAGACAACTTTATGGAGTGTGTAATCAATGATACAGAATGGCAACTTACAGATCCAAATACAGGAATTGTCAGAGATACAATCAAAGCTCGCAAGCTTTGGCAACGAATACTTGAGGCTCGCTTCAGAACTGGCAGTCCTTACCTTAACTTTATCGACACAGCCAGACGAGGCTTACCAGAAGCTCAAAGAAAACTTGGATTGTCAATTAATGGCAGTAACCTCTGCAACGAAATCCATCTCGCAACAAGTGAAGAACGCACAGCAGTCTGTTGCCTCTCAAGCGTCAACCTCGAAAAATACGATGAGTGGCGAACAAGTGGCATGGTTGGCGACCTTATCCGATTCTTGGACAACGTGCTTCAATACTTTATTGACAACGCACCAGAAGAACTTGGAAAAGCTGTCTACTCAGCTTACAGAGAGCGTTCAGTCGGCCTCGGAGCAATGGGATTCCATGGGTATCTCCAAAGCAAAGGGATAGCTTGGGAGTCGTGGCAGGCGGCCAGTGAGAACTATGCAATCTTCAAAGAGATCAAAGAACAGTCTTTACAGGCCACCTACTCTCTCGCTATGGAGCGTTCTGAATGTCCTGATGGAGTGGGCTATGGCGTTAGAAATATGCATCTGTTGGCTATTGCTCCTAACGCTAATTCTAGTATCCTATGTGGGTGTTCTGCTAGCATTGAACCACGTATTAGCAACTGCTTTGTCCATCGTACTCGTGCCGGGAGTCATACTGTTCGCAATCCGTACTTGGAGGAACTTCTAGATGCCAAAGGACAGAACACCAAGAAGGTATGGCAAAGTATTCTTGAGAATGAAGGCTCTGTACAGCACTTGGAGTTCCTATCCGACGACGAGAAGGCTACATTTAAGACAGCATTTGAACTCGATCAGGGATGGGTTGTCGAACACGCCGCCAAAAGACAAGAGTTTATATGTCAGGGGCAGAGTGTTAACGTGTTCTTCCCATCGGGTACTGACAAGGCTATTGTCAATCAAGTACACCTCAAAGCGTGGAAGGAAGGGCTTAAAGGATTATATTATCTACGCACGACAGCAGGTGTTACTGCGGAGAAGGTTGGGACTAAAGTGGACCGCAACGCACTGAAAGACTTTGAAGACGATGAAGTCTGTGTGAGTTGTCAGGGATAACATAGTATTCCTATGCAAAGGAGAGAAGATGAAAGAAGAGATAAGCAATCTGATTAAAAGACTAGATATAATTAAGGACTCTGACCCCTTTAATAAACGACTACTTAATGATTGTTTTACGGTCTTACAAAAATCATACAGCGAGATAGAAAGACTGCAATACCACAACAATAACCTGATGAATGTCATATATCAGAATCAAACAGAACTGGAGAACTTAGATGCCCCTACTAGAGAGTAACACAGCATACAAGCCCTTTACCTACCCATGGGCTGTAAAGTATGCAACAGAACATGAGCGCATTCACTGGATAGAAGATGAACTGGAGTTACAGACAGATGTCAATCACTGGAAGTCGGGGGCATTATCGGAAAGCGAGAAGCACCACATCACCCAGATCCTGCGGTTATTTACGCAAACAGACGTGGCGGTTGGAACAAACTATCTTGAGTATTACATTCCCAAGTTCAAGAACAACGAAATCAGAGCCATGCTCACAGCCTTTGCTTCACGTGAGTTCATCCACCAACGAGCATACGCCCTTCTCAATGACACTCTTGGACTTCCTGAAGAGGAGTTTAGTACGTTCCTAGAATATCATCAAATGTCTGCAAAACTGGAGTTCATGTCCGGATTAGACGTACATTCTCATGCAGGCACAGCAATGGCTATCGCACGTTCTGTGCTGAATGAAGGGATGTCGTTGTTCTCAGCATTTGCAATGCTATTGAATTATCAACGCTTCGGTAAGATGCCGGGTATGTGTACTGTTGTTGAATGGTCAGTACGTGATGAGAGCCAACACGCTGAAGGGATGGCGAAGTTATTTAGGGAGTTCTGCGAAGAACATCCAAGAGTTGTGAATGATGACTTTAAGAAAGATATTTACGAAATGTTTAGAACTGCGGTCAAGCTGGAAGACAAAGTTATTGATCTTGCGTATGAGATGGGTGACTTGGAAGGTTTGTCGGCGGCAGATGTCAAGCAGTACATTCGCTACCTCGCAGACAGACGTTTACTCCAACTTGGTCTCAAGACGAACTGGAAGGTTAAGGAGAATCCTTTACCGTGGATGGAAGAGTTATTAGGTGGTAGTAGTATGAGTAATTTCTTTGAGAAGAGGGTTACAGACTACAACGCACATGGATTAGAAGGAGACGATTGGGGATGGTAGCGGCAAGGTTTCATCATGTATTCGGGCTGTCGATAGAGACGGTACAGAGCCAACCAGTGCTAGGTTGGAAACAAGATCAGGACATCGACGAGGCACAGGTATTCTTTTTTGATGGGTTTGTAATCAATATCCCCTTTGTTAAGATTATGATCGGGGATGTCTTTGAAGCATTTGAGTAGACTCTAACAGAATCTCTCCAGTGAGACCTTAGCCCCTATGCAGGGGCTTTTTTTTTATTCGTTAGTTCCGCTGAACATGCCCTGCACAGCTTTGGTTGCATCTTCGATGCTTTGCTTAGCGTCTTCGTCACGACCGAAGTAGATCGATGGTAAGCTTGCAAAGGTCTGGATCTTACCTAATCTCACGATGTTCTTCAAGATACCCATCTCTGCCGGTGTCAGCGTAGCCGCATCGCCCTTCAGGATTTTAACCATGACCTTACGTGCTTTAGTGTTTGTTGCAAACTCTGCCGCCGCTTCTACCGGTAGTCTTCCACCTTTAGCGAGCATTGCAAGTTTTGTAGCCGCTTCAGACACGTAACGTGCTTTAGGGCCACCTAACGATCCACCAATCTCACTGCCTAGCTTCATCGTTTTATACAGATCAGTGGCAGACAGATCAGCCGGGTCAATACGCTTAAAGATACCCTCCATCATAGTGAACAGGCGGTCCATCTCTTCTAAACCTTGTGATGCACTGCTGTCACCAAACAACAGTTCATTCTCCAGCAGAGTTTCTTTTGCCTGCCGAAGCTTGATGATATCTAAGTTTCCTTCAGAGTCTGATAATTTACGCATCTCACGGTTAAACAGAGCCTGCTTAACTTCAGGCCATAAAGAAGGATGCTCTTGCTGAATCAGACTGGCGAAGATTCTAATCTTGTCAGGATCTGTGGCTGAGTATTCCAAGGCTTCAACAATCTCTGTTGGTGTACGTGCAGATGCATCAAACTTAAAGAACTCCATCAGCGGTCCGCTAGTTTCGTCCTCTAATGCGGCAAACCGGCCTGCAACACGATCTCGTACATCTTTCAGCTTCTTTGCATCGGGAACGTCTGCTTCAGCCATAGAGTCTAGACCACGCTTCATGATCCGTTGCATCTGTCCTGCGACAGTTTTAGCAACCCCAGGATCTAAGTCTGCAACACCCGGAATACGACCTGACCAAGCAATATCCCCTAACTCAGCTAAGATAGTCTGATATTCGCTAGGGCTTAACTGACGAAGTTTTCCTTTCTCACTGAGGATCTGCTCTCTGATCTTTAGGATAGTGTTTGCTGGGGCTTGGTTTACTCTGACCCGGAGACCATACTTATCAATTAGAGTGTCAATCTCTGGTAACAGAAATTCTAAGTCAAAACGGATTGATGGATCTAGCGAATCAAAGTCTGCCTTGTTAGCATCACGTAGCGCCTTCATACGCTTCTTAGACCAACCATTATAAATAGTTGCTAGTCTACGGCTGACTTCAGCAGGCTTCTTACGCCCTTCAGCGGCTCCAACAATCTTACGCATAGCGTCTTCGATCTGCTTCGCTTGTTTGATGTCAGCGTCTTTCCAAAGCTCGACGTTAGACCGTACACCGGGGCTAAGCTTCCGGGCATCAACACGACGACCTGCTTCTTCTAAACCTAGAACACGTTCAGCCTCCGCAAGCTTTGTTGTCCTGCGGCGTGGGTTTGTTTCTGCTAACGCCTGACGGTATAAGATCTGTCCACGTGTCTCTTCGATTCCGAAGTCTGTTAGAGACTGTTCAGCAAGTCTCTGTGCGTCAGAGTCAAGTGCATCTATACGGGTTTCTTTAAAACCTTTCCGGGATGCACCGGGAAGACTAGGTGTGAGAGGAAGTTCAGGAGAGGCTCCAATTGCCATACCTAACACTGGATTGACTTCAGCACCGAAACCTGCGGCAGAACCCTGTGCAGTACGCATAGCTAAGTTACGTAGACCGCCTCCACCAAACATAGGCAATGATTCGATACCGTAGTACATCGCCTTCTCTGCGGTACTGGCATCTTCTCTAAGCTCTGTAGGTAGGCCTGTGTAGCCACTCATAAATTCGCCAGCTTCTTGGTATGTAGGGAAGCCTGTACCGGCAAGAACATCAAAGTCTACATCTTCCCCTGTCGCATATTCATACCCAGCTTCAGCTAGACGTGGTATTTCACGTGGGGTAGATACTAAGCCTGCAACACCACTTTGTAATGCCTGCAATCCGGTAATCGCTGGTCGGGTGTCAACATACTTACTGACATCTAACATACCTCCACGACCAAAAGGGCTTTTAGAAATATACTGCCCAGCGTCATCGAGGATCTCTTTAGCCGCTGATGCAAAGACATCAGTGATACTAGAGCCTGCAACAGCCGCTTTTTCAGCTTCCTTCTTTTTCTTTTGAAGATTACGCTGTGGGCCATACAAGCCCATTAGTTCTTGATATTCAGCTTCTGTCACTGTCTAACTCCTAATTTGCGTAGTTCTTCTCGCACTGCTTTGTACAACCCTTCCTCAGATGGGAGCAACTTACCTTCTTTATTAAACTTCATGATCAGCATATTTTCGACAATCATCAGTTTACGCTCTCTAGGAAGAGCTTGTAGCCTAATTTGCTTCTGAGAATCAGGAATCATACCAGACATTTGTGATAATACCATAGCATCCATGACAGCATTACGTTGATCCATCACCCGGTTGTACTGTTCGGTTAGACGAGTCCGCTCCGCAGTAAGTGCCTGTCTTTCCGGCCCAGTCATATCAGAGGCCACACTTAGATCCGAATCAATCTGCTCGATGCGTTGGGCAAGCCCTACTTCAGTCTGTGGAGCTACCCTAGCCATCGGGGGTTCTTCACCAGTAGGCCCAGTCTCTACAGTTTCACCGGGCGTCACCGCAGGTGCTTGGGAGGCTTGGTCACGTTGGTCACGCACAGCCTGTAGATTGTCCGAATCCTGTTGAGTGATAGGGCTTTGATCGATAGCTGTTAGAGCCTGTTCAGCAGTCTCTGCTTGAGAGGTCTTCTTTGCAGTATCATCTCCCTGATGCTTCGACTCAACTCTAAAGCTCCTGTCAATTGTCGGATCAATTTTACCGGGTTCTGTCGAGCCTTTAACATCATTGGCACGGAAAAATTCAGCAAGTTCTTTCGTTGCCGCTGATTGATATCCAAGTAAATCTGTTCTACGCTTACCTTCTTTATCCGGTGTTTGGAAGTACGTTAATCTAGCTTCAGCGTCTTCACGAGCTTTATTGGCACGGATACGCATGTATTCGATGATCTTTTTAATACCGCCGGGGCTGTTGAGAACTGTTGGTAGCGTCTTAGCTAAGAACTCACGGTCAGCGTTAGACGGGTTTGTACCAAGGGTTTTGATTTGCTCTAACAATGCCTGTCCGATGATAGACTCAGCTAACTGAGTATTTTCTACCATGCGGTTAGTGTCTTCGCTCGTTAAACCAAACGATTGTGCTAATGAGTATATGTTTTCTTTGATTTTAGCAAGAGGCCCTGTAAAGATTTCGTTATTGTCTACAGCACTTTCAATATTGTTCTGCAACGACAACACAGCTTCTGAAGCATTATTGACCTTTTCAAATCTTTCTTGAAGGTCAGCTCTGGTAGCGCCTATACGGATTTCATCAAGCTCAGCCTGCTTGGTTGCCGCCGCCTCCATTGCTTCCCGCTCAGAAACCTCTTTAGCTCCTTGCTTCATGATGTTAGTTAATTCTTGCTCTAAAGCAATCTTAGCGGCAGGGTCTTTAGTTGCCTCAATCTGCATCACTAATCGACGAATCTCTGGAACCTTACTTCCATACTGTACAAAGCTGATTGCACCATACTTTAGCTTTGCCGCATCCATCAACTCTTTATCTAGTTGTTTGGCCTTATCTGCGGCGACTATTGCAGACTGTAACATACCACGCTGACGGAACTGCTCAGCCATGTCACGGTAATACTGAGATGTACCAAACTCTCCGCTAACACCTCGTGCTACTTCCTGCTGTTGTCTAGCTCTCTGTACACGTGGGTCAAAGGCCGCACCAGCCTGTGCGATGTTTGTAAACAACCGCTGATTAGGTGCTGAGTCAAACTGAGGGGCTTGCTGACGGATCTCTTGCCGTACTGCATCTTCCACCATCTGTGGTGATGCAAACAATCCTAAGATTTGTGATTCTGCCATTATAGTTCACCGTAGTATGCTGAGTTAGGATTGTCAAATCCTGTGGTTGGTGCATAGTAGTAAGGCTGACTGTAATCGACTTTACCACTAAACAACCCTGCATCATAGGCTTTACCGCCAAGCTGACCTAAAGAGCTAAGAAGCGCCTCTGTACGGCCTGCGGCGACATTACCAGACTGTGCCTGCATACGTGCGATAGCTGATGCAGAGTCTGCTGATCGACCTGCGGCGGTTAATCGTGCCGCTCTTTCTTGCTCAGCCAGAGACAGTCCATAATCCATTTCAGATCTACCTAGTCCATAGATGTCTTGCTCTTGTCCGAACAGTGTTTGAGCTAGCAACAAGTCTCTAGAGATATCCGAACGTGCAACGTCATAGCTTTCAGCGGCTGTTCTGGCTCTCTGAGCCTCTTGAGCCTGCATCAGCGCCATTGCATAAGGATTAGCCGCACCGCCGTAGCCCATGTCAACACCAAGACCTGTTAAGCCTTTAGAAGCTAAGCCGCTAAACATACGTTCCTGCGCTAACTCACGACCGGGCTGTGACAAGGCTTCTAAGCGGGCTGTACGAGCCTCTGCCGCCGCCATAGGGTCAATGTCGATGCCTCCAAGCATCTGCTCACCCATGCCTGCATAGATGTCAGCACGTTGTTGGAATCGAGGATCTAAGTCAAACCCGACATCAGTTAGACGCCCTTCAGCATCGACCTCTGTCCGCATCGTACCGTAAGGGCTTGTGAAGCCTACCGGACGAAACTTTGCCGCCTCTTCAGCCGCCGCACGGTTTTCACGCTCTGCCGCTATCTGACGATCTATACCAGCCTGCTGTGCTTTAGAGCTACGGTATGACCCGTATGCACTAAGGGCGGCTCCTGCTACTGCTCCCCACATCGTTAAACTCCGTTGTCTCTTCTGACGGTAAATGATGTGCCGCCATTGTGTGATGTATTGATTCCTGTCACTGAGTGTCCCTCATAAAATCTAACTTGCGTCCCCGGTGATGCA